CTGCATTCATAGAGTGTGAGTACTTTGAGATGTTTGATAAAGATCACAAAAACTTTGTGGGATGGCCTATGCAACATGGTATTACCAAACATGGGTTTGCTTTCACCGAAAGGATGGATGGTAGACACAGAATATCTGGTGATGATCCACACCCTAATACAAAGGGACATGAAATGATTGCTTATGAGTTTTTGAAGAAACTAAAGGCAAAGGAAACAATCGTCAATGCCTAAACTTCTTGCAGTGGGATGCAGTTGGACAGATCAGAACTACAACACTCCAGTTAACGACGAACATGGTATAAAGACATGGCCGACACTTCTTGGTGAGTCCTTGGGGTACGAAACCATTAACATGGGCATATCTGGTTCTGGTAACAACAGTATCATGAAACAGGCAATCAATGGTATCCACAGAGAGAATCCCGATTTGATCTGTGTCTTGTGGTCGAACCAAGGCAGAATTGATCTATGGAACTTCGAACACCTCTTGCCATTCAATCTATTTTTTGGTAATATACAGAATATAGAAAGGTGGTCATCGCTAACTCAAAAGTTTGCGGCCACGATGGTAAGGAGACTTATACACGATGAGGAAGATTTAAATGTTATTGATGAGTTCTTTAGAAATATGTTTATTCTTAATGACATTGCAACTCATAGGAACATACCGATATACTTTGGTACGGCTATAAAAATATGGCCTCACACTCATTATAAGGTTCAAAGCAAGAACGTTGATGAGGTTAAACGATATAAAAGATTCATGAAAGAGTGGATTAGAAACTCCTACTTTAATGAGTTCGATAAGAAGAAGTATAAAGAAAAAATTATCGGGTGGCCGTGGTTAGAAGAAGCGGGTGGTTTTACGATGGAAGAATTGTTGAAAGATAAAGATCTAAATCCGATACATCGTATCTCAACAGAAGATAGTCACCCCAATGCAAAAGGACACGAGGTAATCGCAAATGAGTTTCTTAAGAAGATTAAAATATAAAATCCGAATTTTTTTCGCAAGATGGGATAAAGATGAGGAACCAGAAACATTCATCTATGAAGAGGAAGATACAGGGAAATGAATACAACTGTGGTGTCACTAACACCAGAAAAAATACATCACGCTATTGCAGAACAAATCGCAAGAGGCGTACCATACATTGACGCATTGATTACTTACGCAGAAAAGAACAATCTGGAAATAGAATCTGTGGCTGATGTGATTAAAAAGTCCTCTATTCTGAAGGAAAAGATTCGCAGAGAGGCAACTGAACTTAGAATGGTAAAGAAACCAGAAGAAGAACAGCTTGATGTAACAACATTATGTGATTGATATGGCCAACTTGGAACCTCTAGGACTTCGATCATCAGAAGATCCTATTGAAAATATTAAAACAGTACTTGACAACTATGACCATATTGGTATATGGTTGAGTGGTGGTGCAGACTCAGCGTTGGGTTTGTATTTACTTCAGATGTATAATACGAATACAACTATCTTGCCTTTGCATGGTATGGACATTCGTAGGTGGAGAGATGGTCAAACAAAACTTTCTGAGGGTGCAACTGAAGACATCATAAAGGTGATAAGGAAAAGACAACCAGAAAAGTCTCACCTACTTCACGATATGTATTGTTTTGATTATGAAAAAGAGGACTGGGAGACTAAGGCAAAATATCACCAACCAGTTGAAGATGGGTTACGTGCAGATGGGACAATACAAGTCGCACTTAATTTTGTGACAAAGAACCCTCCAATCCAACTCCATAATCAACAAGAACCACGTAGAGATAATAAGAAAGCAAAGGTTCGGAGACCTTTCGCTCGACGTGATAAAAAATGGGTTGCAAGTTTGTATGAAGAATATGACTTGATGAAAGACCTATTCCCACTAACTGTATCTTGCATTTCGCCATGGGATGAACCATGCAAACAATGTTTCTGGTGCAAGGAAAAGAAGTGGGCTTTTGGAATGTATGATGGTGGAATTAAAAATGATCGAATTACCAAAATATATAAACGACGAGTCGTATAAGGTATACGTAACATACCTTGCAATGAAGAGACATTTCACTTCACCAAAGTACGATTATCATAAATATAATGGTAGAGTAAGTGCATCGTTTGACTCTTTTAAGAAGCGAACGGATGCATATTATTTTGCAAAACTGTCAAAGAATGATGACTATGAGAACGTCCTTCTCGCACACATGATCAAGAATCCAAACACTTGGATACGAGACGTTGTCGAGGATGACTACATTTACTTTGACTGGAAGAAAAAGATAGATGCGCTTGGCTATACCTTCAAGTCTGAACTCAAAAATTTAGACGACGACTGGAAGACAAATTTCATATCGCATGGTGGACAACACCCTTTGATTTTGACGTTGCGTTTGCAACAGAAGATCTCCTTGGAGACGTTTACCATATTGACCCATGTCGCAAATATTTTTGATTATTGGGAGCAGAATTTGCTTGACAAATACGTGGCTTCTGATATAATACAACAATCAAGAAAGTACTTTCCCTTCTTGATGTTGGATGTGAAACGATTCAAGACTATGGTCAAGGATCACTTTGACATATAACACAACGCAAATACAACGTAATATAACGCTATAAAGGAGAATAATTATGGCATCAGACTTTAACGCACTCAAGAAGAACCGTTCTAAGTCATTAGACAAGTTGAATGCTCAGCTTGACAAAATCACCACAAAATCATATGCAGATCCCAATGAAGGGAAGTTTTGGAAACCAACTCGTGACAAAGCGGGTAATGGGTTTGCAATCATTCGTTTCTTGGCACCAACCCAAGGGGAAGAAGTGCCGTTTGTACGTATCTGGGATCATGGTTTCCAAGGGCCAACAGGTCAGTGGTATATCGAAAACTCTCTGACTACACTGAATCAAGACGATCCAGTATCAGAGTATAACTCAAAACTGTGGAACTCTGGTGTGGAGTCCGACAAGGAACTCGCACGTAAACAGAAACGTCGACTGAAGTATGTGTCGAACATCTTGGTGATCAAGGATTCAGCGAATCCTGAGAACGAAGGTCAAGTCTTCATGTACCAGTACGGTAAGAAGATCTTTGATAAACTCAACGATCTGATGAACCCTCAGTTTGAGGACGAGACTCCAGTAAACCCATTCGACTTCTGGGAAGGTGCAAACTTCCGTCTGAAGATTCGTAAGTTCGAAGGTTACCCAAACTATGACAAGTCAGAGTTTGATGCGCCATCAGCACTATTCGAAGATGATGCAGAAATCGAATCAGTATGGCAAAAGCAACACAAGTTGCAAGACCTTCTGGATCCGTCAAACTTCAAATCATATTCTGAGTTGAAGGAAAAGTTGTACCGTGTCCTCGCATTGGATGACGCTGGCCCAACTGCACCTAGTGCATATGATGATGAAGACGATGGACTGAATCTTGGGGCATCAATGCCTTCATCCGCTCCTACTCCATCACCTACGATGGCGGACGAGATCCCTTTTGATACCGCTCCTAGTTCAATGAATGTTGATGACGATGATGATGATCTTTCAATCTTCAAGGAACTCGCTAAAGGATAAGACGGTATGAGTAGTAAACAAACTTCTGATATTATCGATTTCGATTTTGGATTCAGCTTTATTGATGATGAAATCGAAGAGGTAAAAGAAAAAGCAGCGTCCGCTGAGGGCACTGCTGAAGAACTTGAAACACAACTCAGTAATCTCATGAATGAGAAGATTAGCTTAGAAGCAAGACTGGATAAACTGTTTAACTCAGTTGTTCCCTTCCTTGACAATCTATGTAAATCACCAGATAAGAGTACAATTTTCTGGCCTGATCGTGTTGACAAGATCGACAACTACAAACAAAAGTTAAAGGCTATCGCTGAAGGAGATTAAGGTGAGTCTATTAGATAAAATGCTCAAATCAGGAGCAGTGAAGACTTCTTCAATTCTTTCTAAGTCAAAGTTTTTCGAGGCGAAGGATCCCATTCAAACGGAACTTCCCATCGTTAACATTGCATTTAGTGGATCATTGAAGGGGGGATTAATCCCCGGCCTAACTGTAGTTGCAGGGCAGTCAAAGTCATTTAAGACTTTGCTGTCTCTGTACTGCATGAAGGCATATCTAGATAAGTACGAAGAAGGCGTGGCATTATTGTACGACTCTGAGTATGGTATTACACCAGAATATCTAGAAAGTTACAACATCGACACCAACCGTGTTATACATATTCCTGTAGAAGATGTTGAACAACTAAAGTTCGACATCACTAAGAGGTTGGACGAAGTAGACAAAGGTGATCGTGTATTCGTCATGATTGACTCTGTTGGTAATCTTGCATCTAAGAAAGAAGTCGAAGACGCTAAGAACGAGAAGGCAGTTGCCGACATGTCTCGTGCGAAAGCGTTGAAGTCTCTCTTCCGCATTATTACACCTAAGTTGACTGGAAAAGACATCCCTTGTCTTGCAATCAACCACGTCTATCAGGAAATCGGAATGTTTCCTAAGGCGATTGTATCTGGTGGAACTGGTATCTATTACTCCGCAAACCAAATCTTTATCATCTCTAAATCGCAAGAGAAGGATGGTACAGATCTCGCAGGGTTTAAGTTTACTATCAACATCGAAAAGTCACGCTTCGTGAAAGAGAAGTCCAAACTTCCATTCACAGTTCTCTATGAGTCAGGTATTCAGAAGTGGTCATCATTATTTGACCTCGCACTGGACGCAGGGTTCATTGCCAAATCTACACAGGGATGGTATAATCTCGTAGATATGGATAGCGGTGAAGTTATCGAACCACGTCGACGTTTGAAAGATATCGAACAAGATGACGCATTCTTTGAGAAATTGGTTGCCAACGATGACTTTAACGTGTATATTGAGCGCAAGTTTAAATTAAACATGGCACAGGCTGAAGATGATAGAAACAACGATACTGACGAACCTGATTCTGAATGAGGAATACTACCGAAAGGTATATCCTTATCTGAAACCAGATTACTTTGAAGACTCAAATCTGCGCAAGGTGTTTGACACCTTCGTAGACTACGTTGATAAGTACAAAGAGCAACCTTCCTTGGAAGCTCTTAAACTCACACTAGACAAAAGAAAAGACTTCAACGAAGACAGTTACTCACAAGTGATGTCTGTGGTCAATACTTTTGCACGTGATGAGGAAACAGATAACAAGTTCTTGGTTGATGAAACTGAAAAGTTCTGCCAAGACCGTGATCTGTATAATTCTATACGGCAATCAATTCAGATTCTTGAGGGTGAAGGGGGTGGACTCGAAAAGGGTTCCATCCCCAAACTTCTTTCAGACTCTCTTGGGATTAGTTTCGACACCAGTGTTGGACATGACTTCCTAGAAGACTTTGAAGGTAGATATGAATTCTATCATCGTAAAGAAGAACGC